CTATTGCCCATGGTGACAGCGGAGGCCGTCGCGAATACCCGCTCGACGAACCGTTTGGCGTGGTCACTGCCGGTGGAATCGGACACGCGCTCACGGTGCCCTCGATCAGCCGTTTCAATACCGGCGCGACCGGCAGCGCCATGGATGAGCCTTTGCCGACGATCACGGCGAACAGTTACATCAAGAAGCCCGGCGGGGCGGCGCCAGTCGGCATGATCGCGCCGCATGTCATGACGATGCGGAATGCCCAGAAGCCATTCAATGGGGCTGATGAGCCGCTTCATACGATCACTGCCGGCGGTGCTGGCATGGCTGTCGTGACGCCGGTAATAACCTATGCTCAGCAGGGTGGCGGAGTGCGCTCTGCCGAAGACCCGCACCACACGATAACGGCGAGCGGCAAGGACCAAAATGCGGTCATCGTGCCGACGTTGGTGCAAACCGGGTACGGCGAGCGCGAGGGCCAGGCGCCACGTGCCCTCGACTTCGACAAGCCGCTTGGCACCATCGTCGCGGGTGGGGTGAAGCATGCCGCGGCCACTGCCTTCATCGCGCAGCAGAACAATGACAGCCGTCGCATCGGTGGCGTCAATCCGGGACGCGGTGCGGACGAGCCTCTGTCAACTGTGACCGCGACAGGGGCACAACAGTCACCTGTGACCGCGTTTATTGCTCGTCAGTTCGGCACGAGCACCGGGCACGGGATCGACGAGCCTCTGGGAACCACGACCGCAGGCTGGAACAAGTCTCAGCTCGTCGCTCCATATCTGTCCGCCTACTACGGCGTCGATCAGGACACGCCGATGGACGAGCCTGTTCATACCGTGACCACCAAGCCGCGCTTCGGGCATGTCGAGACCTCGATCGAGGTGCCGCCCTTCCGGCCAGAGCAGGAGGCGCGGGCGCGCGCGGTGGCCGACTTCATGCGGGCGCACGGCTTCTGGGACGAGCGCGAATTCGTGACGCTGGACATAGAAGGCCAGACCTTCGTCATCGTCGATATCGGCATGCGGATGCTGTCGCCGCGCGAACTGTTCAACGCGCAAGGGTTCCCGCCGAATTACGTGATCGACGGCGTTTGGGAAGGCGAGGGAGAGGCGCGGCGCTTCGTCGAGTTCCCGAAGGACGTACAGGTCAGCTGCTGCGGCAACAGCGTGTCGCCTTATCCCTACGCCGCAATCGTGGCGGCGAACTGCGGCGACCTCGTCGAGATGAGGGAGGCAGCTGAATGAGCATCGACACGCCACGCCTCTCTGTGATCCCCGGCTGGGTGATCCTGCATCCGGCTCTCAGGGGCAAGGATCTGCAGGTGCTGTGCACGCTCGGGCTTAACGCGAACCGACGTCACGGCTGGACCAGACGTAGCCAGGTGAAGATAGCCGAGCAGCTCGGCTGCGCACGCTCGACTGTGCAGGCTTCGATTGCGCGGCTGGTCGAGATCGGCGCCGTGGAACGTCGGGAGGTCATCAGCGACAACGGGCGTGACAGCGCGCACTGGTACCGGGTTGTCTATGACGCGCCACCCCCGGAAGGCTATGATTTCGATGCATATCTAGACGATGAGGATAAGGAATTCGGTCCTATCGACGAGGCCGCAGATATAGACCCCCCTGCCGGTATACCGGCACCCCCTGCCGGTCCAGAGTCGGCACCCCCTGCCGATCCTGGACCGGCACCTATGTTGAATACCTCTTGCTTAACTCCTCCTGCAGAACAAGCGAAAGAGAGCGCGGCGCGCGAGCTTTCGGGAGACGAGAAGAGGAAGATCGAGCGCAGCTTCCGGAAATGGTGGCCGATGTGGCCCACCATGATTTCCGACGGCGAGGGCAATGCGCGGCAGGCGTGGTTCGCGCTCACCGACGAGGAGCGCGAAGCCTGCCTTGCCAAGACGCCGGCCTATGTGGCGGCAGTGAAGGCGCTGGGTCGGACGAAGTTCTGCGCGGCCAGCACCTATCTCGCCGATCGGATGTGGGAGCGGTTGGACGATCCGAAGTCCGACGTCGCGCCGCCTTCGCTGTTCAACCCGTTCTCCCGTGCCTGGATGGCCTTACGTTTGTCCGAGCTGAGCAAGCCCATGCGCAGGGACGGCTGGCCGGCGCTCAGCCAGTTTCAGAGCGTGCAGGCTCGTGACCCCGAGAAGGCTCGGCAGATCAACCGCGAGCGCATGGCGCGCTACGGCTGGCCGAAGGTGACGGAGATGCACGAGAAGGCAGAAAGGCGGCAGGGGATGCTGGTGCATGGGCAGCTCGTCGGGATCTCCGAAGGCTTCGTGAAGATGCATCGCGACAGCGAGGAAACAGCAGCCTGGAAGGCGCTGCACGAGCGCATGGGGTGGCCATGGCTGCCGGAGCCCACGCCGGAATGGCTCTGGATGCCGGATGGCGATCCGGAGGCAGCCATGGCGGAGCTGCAGACGAAACTAAACGAGGCGACAGGCAGAGGGATCAGCGATGATGCAGCATAGGGGATTTACAGGTGTGGCGATCGCAACGCGTTCTCGGGCAAGCTTCGACGACGTTGAGCGCGAGGCAAGGCTGGAAGCGCTCGAACGGGCATCGCGAATCATCCATGCGGATTCTCCGTGGTTCGCTCTCCGGGTGATGACTGGAAAGGAAGTTGCCGTGCAGGAGGCGCTGGAAGTTCTGGGGATAACTTCGCTGGTACCAATGCGGAAGGGGCCGGATCTCCGGCGGCGCCACCGCGTCATTCCGGGCAGTCTGCAGCCAGTCATCTACGGTTACGTTCTCGTCCAGAGCGATCCGGCACCCGATGTTTTGGTCTCATTCAAGGGGCTCAATGATGTGATCGGCGTGCTTGGTGGAGCAGAAAAGCCGATGCGCGTTACCGCGAGTGAAATCAAGCGTTTCAAGGCTATGGCTGATGCAGGGCTTTATGATTGGGAGAAGCCTTGCGGGCTGATCGTAGCTGCCGGAGACAGGGTGCGGACAACGGATGGACCGTTCTCTGGCTTCATCGCCACAGTGGTCACGCCGAACGGCAAGGGCAAGGGTGACGTGGTGATCTCGGTTGACATCTTCGGAAGGGAGACGCCGGTCACCGTGCCACTTGCCATCCTCGAAAAACTGTGAGAGTCATCCTTGCACTGGATGAGCTGATGATCCTGAAGTGAGCCTCTGAAAACGCCTAAACAGCGGGGAGCAATCCCGAGGTCGGTACGCCGGTCAGCCCCAGCCTTGACGGTCCCAGATGCGGATACCGACTCAAGGCCAGTGCGAAAGCTATGACCTAATAAGACTTGAGAGCCCGGTGATGAGCCGGGCTTTGTTGTGTCTAGGAGTATGGGCAAGCTGAAGACCATGGCGCCGAGGATCGGTGCCCTCGCACCTCGGTTAGGTCGAGCACCTGGTGACGAGAAAGCCCGGCTCAAAGAGCGAGACCAGAATGTCGAGTGGCGCAGCTGGTACGGCACTGAGCGCTGGAAGAAGCTGAGGCGTCAGGTCTGGGCGCGCGATCACTACAGATGTCAGAAGACTGGTGTGCTCTGCATCGGGAAGTATCCGGCCGACAACAGTCCGGTGGCCGACCACAAGATCCCGCATCGCGGTGACCCCGTCCTGTTCTGGGACCCTGATAACATCGAGACGGTCAGCAAAGCCTACCACGACAGCGAGAAGCAGAAGCAGGAGCGGGCTAAGGCCCGATAGTGCACCGTAGCTGGCGGTACCAGTCGATCAAGAAGGAGAAGACGCCATGAGCGTACAGGCAATGTTCTACGTGAAAGAGATCAATCATCGGGCGACCAACCAGCCTGATGCCGTCAACGTCGAGATCAAGATGGCTGCCGCCTTCGGCACCTATCTGAACGGTCTGCCGGAAGGCAACGGCGACTGGTCGAAGTGGACCCCTTCGGGTGAGATGTCCATGACCGTCACCAATCCTGCAGCCATCGATCAGTTCGAGATCGGTGGCGTTTACCGCCTGACCTTCGACAAGGCCTGAGCCCAGCAGGGGGGGGCGGGTCGAAAGTTCAGAAGCCCTTGGCTTCCCCACCCGCGACCCTCTCACGCAGACCTTTTTTTCCTGACGAGTCCGAAAAATGAGTGCTCAAGCAACCAGCGACATTGCCGTCGACCTGTTCGGGCAGCCAGTGCAAGCCCTTCGGGATCCGCGTGGCCGGAAGAGCTACAAGAAAAGCCCGGAGAATCAGCAGCTTGTATCAGTTCTCCGCGCTAGCGGCTGGACGCATGAGCGGATCGCAGCGGTTCTGCAGTGCGATGAGAAGACTTTGCGCAAGCATTTTTCCCGCGAGCTGGAAGTGGGCAAGGACATCGTCGAAGCCGAGACGCTGATGGTGAACTACTCGCAGATGCGCCAGGGCAAGTCCGGCGCGATCGCGCGGCAGATGAAGATACTGGAGCACACCAGTCTCCAGCAGCCGCGCAAGTCTGAGCCAAAGTTGCAGCGGGAACCGAAGAAGGAAGCGCTCGGCAAGAAGGCGCAGCTTGAAAGCGATGCGCATAATGGCCTTCGGTCCAGCAGCTGGGGTGATGTCCTGCAATGAGCCTCGCTGTCGACCCCAGCGACCTGCGGCCCAGCTGGAGCTTTGCCTGCCCTGACTGGTTCGAGCGACTTCAGTCCGGCAAGCCGCCTTTCGCCGATCTGCCAATTGACCAGACCAAGGCTGAGCAGGGGCTGCGGATCTTCGAAAAGCTCCGCGTGCCTGACATCGACGACAAGCCGACCCTGGGTGAGGCATGCGGCCCATGGTTCAAGGAGATTGTAGGCGCGATCTTTGGGTCTGTTGCCGATGATGGCGCCCGGTCGATTGGTGAGATCTTCGCCCTGGTCGGCAAGAAGAACTCCAAGACGACTTACAGCGCTGGCCTGATCCTGACGCTTCTGCTGGCGAACAAGGTGCCTCGCGCTGAAATCCTCTTCGTGGGTCCAACGCAGGAGATCGCCGACACCGCCTTTCAGCAGGTCGTCGGGATGATCGAGGAAGACGAGGAAGGCTATCTGCAGAAGCGGTTCCATGTGCGGGACCACGTGAAGATCATTCGTGACCGCGTCACCAAGGCGTTCGTGAAGATCAAGACCTTCGACATGAAGGTCATGACGGGTTCGAAGCCGATCATCGTCTTGCTCGACGAGCTGCATCTGATGGGCTCAATCTCGTACGCATCACGCGTCATCCGCCAGATCCGAGGCGCCCTAGTGCGCCGGCGTGACGGTCTCCTGGTGATGATCACGACGCAAAGCGACGAGGAGCCGGCGGGGGCCTTTAAGGCCGAGCTCGAATATGCGCGCGGCGTTCGTGACGGCAAGATCACGTCGCATGTGAGGACGCTTCCGATACTCTACGAGTTTCCGGAAGAGATGCAGATCGATGACAAGAAGCCTTGGGAAGATCCCCGCAACTGGCCTCTCGTCATGCCGAACCTCGGGCGGTCGCTTCATCTGGAAATGATGATTGCCGACTACGAGGCGGAACGCCTGAAGGGTGACGAGGCCATTCAGCTTTGGGCCTCGCAGCACTTGAATGTGCAGGTTGGCCTTGCACTTCATGGCGGCCGGTGGCGCGGCGCTGACTACTGGCCTCAGGCCGCTGATCAGCGGATCACACTCGACTACCTGATCGAGGTTTGCGACGTCCTCGTCGGTGGCGTTGACGGTGGCGGCCTCGATGACCTTTTGGGCGCGACAGTGCTCGGTCGCGTTGCCGAGTCGAAGGAATGGCTCTGGTGGTCTAAGGCATGGGTGCAGGACGATGTGCTGCGCCTGAGGCCGCAGATCGCAGAGCGGTTCCGCGACTTTGCTAGAGATGGCGACCTGGTCATCTGCGAGGACCCTTCGCAGGACATCGAGGAGCTGGCGGACCTGTTCGAGCGGCTTTGGGATACGGGCCTTCTGCCGGAAGCCGGCGGGATCGGCCTCGACCCTCAGTCCGTTGGCGCCCTCGTCGATGAGATCACGGGTCGCGGCATCCCAACTGAAGCGCTTGTTGCAGTTAGCCAAGGCTATCGTCTGTCGCATGCCATCTGGGCTGCCGAGCGCAAGCTGAAAGACGGCACGCTCAAGCATCACAACTCGCCAATGCTGAATTGGTGTGTCGGCAACGCCAAGGCCGAGCAGGCCGGCAACGCCGTCATCATCACCAAGAAGGCAGCAGGCAAGGCCAAGATTGACCCTGTCATCTCTGGCTTCAACGCTGTCTCGATCATGTCGCGAAACCCTGTTGCCCGCGGAGCCGATGGCATGGACGATTACTTCAAAAGTCTGGCAGGTGCGGCGTGAAGGTTCTCGACAGGATCAAGAGCGCTATTGTTCGGCGGCTGGACGTACGCGAGCCGGATAACTGGGCTTCGAACAGCATGCGCGGAGATGCCGGAGAGGTCGTTACCGATGACACGGTGCTGTCGCTCTCTGCCGTCTGGGCCTGCGTCAACCTCATCGCCGGGACCATCGCGAGCCTGCCGCTCGTCGTCTACCGCACCGACACTCAGGGCCGGCGCACGGTTGCTCGGGACCACAAGCTCTATCGCGTGCTGCATGACAGCCCGAATTATGACCAGACGGCGGTCGACTTCTGGGAGTTCGTGAGCGCGTCGATCGAGCTTTGGGGCAACGCCTATGCGCGTATCTCGCGCAGCGGCTCCGAGGTTGTGAGCCTGCATCCGATTGCGCCTAACCTGGTGTCTGTTCGACGCCTCGCATCCGGCACGATCGAATACCGCTGGACCGAGGATGGGAAGTCCTTCGTCGAGACCGACAAGACGATGCTTCACATCCGAGGTTTCGGCGGCAATCCGCTCGGTGGCATGTCGACGCTGCATTTCGGGCGCCACGCCTTCAGCCTTGCGAGGGCTGTCGATCGCTCTGCCGGATCAACGTTCAAGCATGGTCTACGTCCGTCCGGTGTCCTGACCTTCGAGAAATGGCTCTCGCCTGAGCAGCGCCAGGTCGCAGAGGATAAGCTCAACGAGAAATTCCTCGGCGCCATGAACGCCGGGCGCCCTCTGATCCTCGAAGGCGGCACGAAGTGGGCGCAACTTACGATCTCGCCTGACGATGCGCAGCTTCTGCAGTCGCGTGGCTTTTCGATCGAGGAGATATGCCGCTTCTTCGGCACGCCGCCCTTCATGATCGGCCATACAGAGAAGTCGACGAGCTGGGGCACCGGCCTTGAGCAACAGACCCTCGGCTTCCAGAAGTTCACGCTGCGTCGTCGACTGAAGCGCATCGAGCAGGCGCTTGAAAAGCAGTTGCTCACACCGAACGATCGCGCCAACCGGATCACGATCGAATTCAACCTGGAAGGACTATTGCGCGGCGACAGCGCAGGCCGCGCCCGGTTCTACCAGCAGATGACGCAGATCGGCGCCATGACCATCAATGAAGTGCGTGCGCTCGAAAACCTGCCTCCTGTAGAGGGTGGCGACGTGCCGCGCATGCAGATGCAGAACATGCCCATTACGGAAATCGACGAGGAGGCCATGCGCCGCCTTATCGCGCAGCAAGGATCATCGGCATGAGCAAGTTGCTTCTGGCAAACCTCCTGAAATCCGACGCTTACGGTGACGAGATCAAGTCCGGCCCGTGCATCGAGATCAAGGCTGACACGCTCAAGGAAAGCGGCGAGTTTTCCGGATATGGGTCTACGTTCGGGGGCGAGCCTGACAGCTATGGTGACGTGATCGCGCCTGGCGCTTTCAGTGACTCTCTGGCAGCCCATGCGGCTGCCGGCACCATGCCGAAGATGTACTGGCAGCACGATCGCACCAAGCCGATTGGCAAATGGCTGGAAGCCAAGGAAGACGCGAGCGGCCTCTTCCTGGTCGGCAAGCTCAATCTCGATGTCCAGCAGGCGCGCGAGGCATATTCGCACCTGAAGAACGGCGACATCGACGGTCTTTCGATCGGCTACCGTATCAAGGACTACTCAGTAAATAACGACACTGGAGTGTGGACCCTTGAGAAGCTCGATCTTCGCGAGGTTTCCATCGTCTCCGAGGGCGCGAACGATCGCGCCACGGTTTCCAGCGTTAAGGCTGCCAAGCAGTTTCAGCAGCTGACAGAAAAACTGAAGGCCGGGGACCGGCTGACAGAGCGGGAGTTCGAGGGTTGGCTCAAGGGATTGGGCTTCTCGAACTCGCAGGCGGAGCGTGCCGCGCGTCTCCACCTGAAGGGGCAGGGGGAACCTGCCGAAGCGGATACTGGCGTCGCGTTCTTGCAGGCACTGCTGCGCGATTAACCCCTTCCCAACGAGGCACATCATGAAGAAGAGAATCAATATGCTGGCAGGCGCCGGCATCCTTGGCGCCATGACCGCCAATGAACGTATGGCTGGCCGCTATCTGCGCGATGGTGGCGGTCACCCGAACCCGGAAGCACTTGCCCAGCAGGTCAAGCAGAAGTTCGATTCCGCGCTCGACGCCGTGAAGGCGATCGCGGAGGAGGCTCTCGGCAAGGCGAAAAGCGGTGAGGAACTGTCGACCTCCCTCAAGGAAAAGGCCGACGAGGCTCTGATCAAGATGAACGGTCTGAACGAGCAGGTTGCTGAACTGCAGCAGAAGCTCGATCGGGTCGGCGGCGGTGATGACTCTGAGCGGAAGTCTGCCGGTGAACTCTTCACCAGCGATGAGCGTGTGAAGTCGTTCCTCGGCAATGAGCCCAGCTCCGGCAAGGTCGATGTCCGCATCAAGGCGACGCTGACCTCGCTGACGACCGATGCTGCTGGCTCGGTCGGTGACGCGATCGCGCCGTCTCGCCTCCCAGGCATCCTGCCGCTTCCGCAGCGTCGTCTGACCGTCCGCGATCTCCTGTCCCAGGGCCGCATGGATGGCAACGCGCTCGAATACGTCAAGGAAACCGGCTTCGTGAACAACGCTGCGCCGGTGGCCGAAGGTGCTGCCAAGCCCTCCTCCGACATGAAGCTCGACCTGGTCACCACTTCGGCCAAGGTCATCGCCCACTGGATGAAGGCATCCAAGCAGGTTCTGTCGGACATCTCGCAGCTTCGCTCGATCATCGACCAGCGTCTGCTCTACGGCCTCGCCTATGTCGAGGAAGCGCAGCTGCTGAACGGTGACGGCACGGGCCAGAACCTTGCCGGCATCATCCCGCAGGCGACTGCTTACTCGGCGCCGATCACGCTGTCGTCGCCGACCAGCATCGACATGATCCGCCTCATGCACCTGCAGGCGGCTCTTGCCGAGTATCCGTCGACGGGCACGGTCATGCATCCGAGCGATTGGGCTTGGATCGAAACCCTGAAGGACACGACCGGCCGCTACATCATCGGCAATCCGCAGGGCGGCATCGCGCCGACCCTCTGGGGTCTGCCGGTGGTCGCCACTCAGGCGATGACGATCGACAAGGTCCTCGTCGGTGCGTTCCAGCTCGGCGCGCAGGTCTTCGATCGTTGGGATGCCCGCGTCGAAACCGGCTTCGTCAATGACGACTTCACCAAGAACCTCGTCACCATCCTGGCAGAAGAGCGCCTGGCCCTCGCGGTCTACCGTCCGGAAGCCTTCATCTACGGCGACTTCGGTCGCGTGGCCTGATCAAGGTCGGCTCATCAAGGAGGGCGGTAGCTCGCCGCCCTCTCTATGAACCGATGGAGATCGTCATGAAAACCTACAAAGTTCTTCGCCAGCACCTCGGCGACAAGATGTACATGCCGGGAGATGACCGGAAGGCGAAGCCCTCCGACGTCGCGCACCTAGTCAAGAGCGGCGTGCTCGTCGAGGACGATGGCGCGAAGGCGGAAAAGCCTGTGAGCAACAAGGCAGAGCCGCCGGTTCGAAACAAGGCCCGCTGATCCAGCCGTCAACCGATCCTGCTCACTGGAGCCATCATCATGTCCGTCCTGTCTGCCTTCCTCGCTCTCGGGTCGATCAATCCGACGACGCTCGCATTCACAGAGCTCTCCGGCTCGGGCTATGCCCGGCAGCCGATCGACTTCGTCACGGCCGGCGCGGGTGAGGTGACGAACGATGCGGCCCTTCTTTTCCCGGCCATCACCGGTGCGTCCTGGTCGCGATACAATGCCTATGCGGTTTTCGACGCGCTGACCGCGGGCAATCGCCTGATGGCCTGGAATGTAGCGCAGCCGGAATTGAATTCTCTCTCTCCCGGTCGTCGACAGGCGATCGGCAAAGGAGACATTCGGCTGAAGTTCCCGGTTGTCCAGGCTAACAGCGGTTCGCCGGTCATCATGTCCGGCCCTTATGCGCTGGCGCCGCAGGCCCTGTTCCTGACACCATCGATCAAGGTCCTCAGCCAGGCGGAGTATGATGCGATTTCAGAGCCGGACGCCTCGACCGTCTACATGATCGAGGAAGAGGCCTGAGCGATGGCTGTTCTTTCTGCAGCTTACAAGGGTGGCAATTCGCTGACCCTGTTCAAGGGGGACACCCCGATCAAGGGTGGTGGGTACGTATTCACTGACGCCGACGCTGAAGCGTATGTTGCGCGGATGACCACGGCACCTTCTCGCGACCAGAAGGCTATCTATGACTGGTTCGTGCAGCAGGCCAAATCAATCGGAGTGTGGTCTTACATCACAGACTGCGGATTTCTGTGCGCTCATGACGTTCAAGCGGCTCGGCTTGGCGTGAAGAATGTCATTAACCCGACGCAGGTTGGTGGCTCTACCGGGCACGCACACGTTCCAGGGCAAGGTTGGAGTGGCAACGGTGTCAGGTATTTGAACACCGGTTACGCCTTCCCTGCTGGGCAGCAGGACAATGCTTCGCTAGGCATTTATTCGCTCTCTCCATCTGCAAGCGATAACCCGGATATGGGCAACGAAACTGCGGCTATCTTCTGCCGCTTCTCGTCACTGACGAAGACGCTGACCCGCGTCAACGAGACAGCCTCGCGACAGACGGACAGCTTTTCAGGCGTTGGCTTCTTCCTTGCCAACCGTCTTGCTTCGACCGCAGCAGACAGTGCACTTTGGACGTTCGGCAGCAAAGCAACCTCGACCAATGGCGCTGTGTCGTCGGCTCCGGTTACGCCCAGCATTTTCATCGGAGCGAGAAACTTCGGAACGATCCTCTATTCGTCGCGCCTGTTCGCCTATTGGCACATCGGAACCGGAATTCCCGAGGCCATCATTCCTGCCTATCAGACGCTTGTTGAGCAGGCGTGCGCCATGTTGGCAGCTTGTGAAAGCGCCCTTCCGAACCTGACGGCGGAGACGCGGTCGCTTTATCGCACCCTCACCAGATACAGCCGCAAGTCGGAGTATTTGATTGGTGCGTTCGACAACTACAACTGGCCTCTTCTTCCGGTTTCCCCGGAAACGGGTTCGACCGATTTGATTGCCGATTTTGCCACGCTGACATCTGGCAAGGTGCCCGGCATCAGGCATTTTGAATATCGTCACGTAACGGATGTAGGCCAGACGGAATACGACGCATTCAAGGCCAGGATCAAAGCGCATTATGCGGCTGGGGGTGTGGTGTGGATGTCGCACCATGCTGGCAACCCGGTCACGGGATCGTTCTTCCAAGCCCCAACCTCGGCCTCTGAGGGTGTAACCGGGTCCATGTATGACCTGAACGGTGATGCACTGGTCAATTGCCTTGAAGGTGGCAGCCGCCGCACTGAGTTTCTGGCTTATGTCGATGCAATGGCGACGTTCTTCAACAATCTCCGCGCTGATACAGGTGAGTTGATCCCGGTCGTATGGCGCGCCTTCCATGAGGCCGATCAGGCTTGGGGCTGGTGGATGGGTGGCGGTACGAGCGGGGCGAGCTACGTCCAGTTCTTCCGTGACATCGTGGATCGGTTACGCGCCAACGGCGTTCGCAACGTGCTGATGGACAATAACAGGCAGATCACGGCGTCTATCCCGAATGCAGCTTACTTCCCCGGCCAGACCTACTGCGACATCATCTCGGCGGATTGGTACGAAGACCAGAGCGACACATCGACCGTTGGCGGTCTCACTACCTTCTTCGCGGCGGACGGGTTTCTTTCGATGGTCAATGCCGTTGATGGGTACTTCAAGCCCCGCTTCTTCCCCGAGCTTGGTGCGCGGTACGCGGCGCAATCGAAGTCTGGCTATTGGAACACCAACACAGGCTTCTATCACCGTGACCGTTTCCGCAACTCGGCGGGCTTCAACGTATGGCGCTCTCCGTGGGGGCCGAAGGCCGGGATGACGACGGCAGCAGACTTTGCGGCGATGGTGGCAGATCCGTTCTGCCACACGCTGGACAAGGTCAGTGGCGTCTACACGGCAACCGAGGCACTCGCAGCGTAACCCCACCACCCCATCATCAAGTG